GACAAGCAGGAGGAGCGGATTCTGCTCAAAGGGCTACAGAACAAGACATCCGCCGCAGTCTGTATTTTCATGCTCAAGGCACAGCACCGATGGAGCGAGACACCGCCGCCGGCTGACGAGGCCGATGTTGAACTGCTTGTCAACTGGCCGGATGAGGGTGAAATGGCCGAGGCCGCCGAAATGCTGAAAGATGAGCGGCTCAGGGATGCCATGCTGTTGATCCTGAAAAAGGAAGAGACTGACAGGCGTTTCGGGGCACAGGGTCCACACATCAACAGCACCGCCGAATAAGCCACAGGGAGGCATCTATGGAGACCGAAAGCGGCAACGCTTATGTATATGAGCCGATCAACCGGCATGGACTGACCCGGAAGCAAGAGCGGTTTTGCCGGGAATACCTGATCGACCACAACGCCACCCAAGCGGCCATCCGCACCGGCTACAGCATCGAATCAGCCAGGCAGATCGGCTCGGAGAACTTGTCAAAACCTGTCATTTCCAACCGCATCGAACAGCTTGAGCAGAAACTCGGCGAATCCGTCAGCATCAGCAGGGCGGAGATCCGCAAGGATTTGCAAAGCGTCATTGACAACCCGGATGCCACATTCTCCGTCAGACTGCGGGCCATAGAGCTCAAGGGCAAGATGATCGGGGCTTTCGCCGGCAAGGATGTGGAGGCGGATGAAGACGACATGCTGATGATCGACCCGGAAATATACGAACTGCTTGAGAAACTCGCAGATCACCACCGAGAGGCTGATGCCACACAACAAACCGACTAAAAAGAGAGGACAAACACAAATGGCTAAACACTACTACTATGAATATCAGGACACCATCACCGCCATCCTGGCGGAATACAACGCCAGCATCACCGATGCAAACCTTGATAAAGCGGCATCCGCCGAACTGCTCAAAACCGACTATTACTATAAGCCGGAGGAGGAGAAAGAGCGGATGATGCGAGAAACGAAAGACACCATCAAACGCAATCTGTATCAGCAGGCGATTGAAAAAGTGGATGCGGCACAGAACACGCTCCGGCAACAATACAAAGTGGATGCCGACAAGATCGAGAGGAGCCGAATCCGGGCCATCACAGGCATCCGCCTGATGGAGGAATATGCACAGCGGCACAGCATCGACCTGGAAACCGCCAGGCTGGAACTGAATGAATACGCCAAGATCCGCAAGAGCGGCTTCACCGAACAGATTGCCGACAAGTATGCGGCGATCCGCAACCGACACGAACTGAAAGGCGAGGATAGCCACAAGGCATTTCGCTTTGAGCAGGATGAAATGGAAAAACTCGGCATCAGCAAAACAAACGAGTATGTGCAGAAATCCGAATACTATGCCAGCAAGACACCCGGTCAAGTGCTAAATGAGTGGAACACAGCCGGAGCTGTGATCTCCCGGCAATTAGAGGCTGACGCAGTAAGTTAGCCACCCCGACCACCCGGACAGGGTGCCCCTGTGCCGCTCCCTGATCCGGGCTTTGAACGCCTCGGAGTGTAACAGCTCCGGGGCTTTTTTTGTGCCCGATGGGTGCCAAACCTGCCTCATCCTGGACATTTTGAAGTGGTTTTGAAGTGGTTTTGAAGTCTGTGTTCCTTTAGCAGTCTGCGTTTTGAAGATTTTGAAGATTTTGCGGCTACTACAGAGTAGAACACGACATCGACTTGAAGAAATTGAATACCTCTATATAATAATCAAAATTACTTCATATAATAATATTTTAGTATGTAGTATAGAAATGGGATGATTTGACACCCATCAGGCCATATTTTGGATCAAAACGCTATTGTTCCGTTATTCCGTTTGGTCATTATATGGCATAACTTGTTTATACATAAGCATTTACTTCAAAACTTACATACTTGTTGAGCAAGTATAAACCGGAGTATGATGATGAAATAAGATGATATAAACAGAGGGAATTGCAGGTAATCAGTTTTGAAGTGATCCGTTATTTTTCCGTTTTTTTCCTTGACATCCGTTATTCGTTTGTTATTTTGACACCCGGAACATCGAATTCCGAATGTGAAAAAGGAGAAGAAGATGACCGCAAAATCTTCAAAATCTTCAAAACGCCCATCAGTAAAGGCCGGGAGCACTTCAAAACGACTTCAAAACGACTTCAAAATCTCCCCGATGGACAGGGGGCCGGCATGAACAAGACGAACAAAATCACCACGCAGATCAAGCGGCTGAAAGAATCAAACTATAAACGCAAAGTCAAAATCAGGGTGATGCCCCTGAAAAAAAACCCGAATCACTATTCCATCTACCTCGACATGTGGGTGAACAACAAACACGAATACAGATTCCTGGAGCGTTACCTCATCGGCGACAAGCTCCGGGATGATGAAAGTGTGCGGATCGCCCTCGCCACCAGGGACAAGGAGGAGGCGGAATATTACAAGCGGGACATCAGTTATTCCCTGTCCAACTGGAAGAAGAAGGGCAATTTCCTGGAGTATTTTGCGGCTTATGCGGCCAAACAGCCACATCCATCCTGGACATCCGGCCTCCACGCCTTTGAGAAATTCATGGCAGGGCGGCAAACGCTCCAGTTTCAGCACATCGACACCCGGCTGATCGAATCATACCGGGATCACCTGCTCGAAACATTCGCAGTCAACACCGCCTGGATGTATTTAGCCAAACTCAAGGCCTGTTTGAATCATGCTGTCAAGAATGGCACACTGGAGCGGAATCCGGCGAAAGATGTGTCCATCGGCAGGCAGGAAACCGACAAGGTGTTCCTGACGACTGACGAGATCACCCGGCTGGAGAACGCCGAATGCCCCCATCCCGAATTGAAGAGGGCATTCCTGTTCGCATGCCACACCGGGCTCCGCCTGAGCGACATCGAGGCCCTGAACTGGAGATCCATCAGCGAGGGGAACCTGACCATCCGGCAACAGAAAACCTCCGACCTGCTCATCATCCCATTACCTGCCGAGGCCATCGACCTGCTCGGAACGCAAGCCACCGGGCTTGTGTTCGATCTCCCCTCACGCACCTATATCCTCAAGGCCCTCAAGAAGTGGGCTCAGAACGCCGGGATCGACAAGCACATCGGATTCCACACAGCGAGGCACACATTCGCAGTTACCTCCCTGGAAATGGAAATCGACATCTATACCCTCAGCAAGATGATGGGACACCGCACCCTGGAGCAAACGCAGGTTTACGCCAAAATAGTGGATGAACGCAAACAAGCCGCCACCGCAAAGCGGAACGCATATTGGGAACGCCACCGCCGGGAGCAGAATGATGCCGAATGAAAGTTTTTTACTAAAAACACCCCGATTTTACCTATTTATATACGAGGATGGAAAGTTTATCGCACAAAACACCCTCGTTTTGACTCTTTAGTATGTAGAGGAGAGTGAAGTGATGCCGATGGAAAGTATTTTAGTAAAACAGGCCATAAATCGAACTACAGAGTATGAGGCAGAAAGTTTATCGCACAAAACACCCCATTTTTACTGCTCTATATATAGAGGGGGGAAAGTTTTTTACTAAAAACCCCGATTTTTCCTGTTCTATATATAGAGGGGGGAAAATTTATTGGTAAAAACCCCGATTTTTCCTGCTCTATATATGAGGGGGAAAGTTTATTACTAAAAACAGGCGTTTTAGGTCTCTTTATATATGAGGGAATAGTGAAATGATGAGACAAGCGACACAAACCGCAGGACATAAAAAAACCGGCAACGCATAACGCCGCCGGCAGAATCAAACTTGTCCATTTTGAGACCAGTCAACTTCACAAACTGAGCAAGGCCCTGATTCTGTCAAGCGTTATTTTTTGCCGAAAGGGAAATGGCAATGACGAACAACACGCAGATTTGTGAAGTGGATGGGATCACCCCGACACCCATCCGGCAAAGCAACAATCACCCCGGACACCTGTCCACCGCAGGGCCACAAGTAGGAGAGCAAGAAATGACCGAGAAATTCAACGACATCCTGAATGTTCAGCAGGTAGCTGAGATTTTGGGGATCACCGAGAAAGCAGTTTACAACATGACATCCAAACGCCAAATTCCATTCTGCAAACCCAACCGCAAATGCATCTACTTCCTTGAAAGCGACATTCGGGAATGGATTCTGAACAGCCGAGTAAAGCCCAACACCGAGATCGAAACGATCGCCGCCACCACAACCATCCTGAGAGGTGAATGATGATTATTCCCACCGAAAGCAAAGGCGAACCGCACCGGGGATTCCCGGATGTGTTCCACCCCGACCTCACCGCCGCCATCAATGAATTTGAGCAACAGGGCTTCAATCGTGAGTATATTTGCACCGCCCTGCTGTCCATCCTGGCCACCGCCATCGGCACCTCATACAACATTCACGGACTGGAGCACAACCGCATTGAGCCGGCGGTGCTGTGGACCGTGCTGGCCGGGCCGAGTGGAACTGCGAAAACCGCCCTCATCAAACAAATGCTGGCACCTGTCCAGGCGGTGAACAAACAGCAGATCCGGGATTCGCTCCGGCGGATGGAAGAGTGGGAGCAGGAGCAGTTTCAGGAAAAGGCCAGGCAGAAAGGCCGCAAAGCTGACAGCGGATCGGATCTCACCCCACCCACGCCGAGGCCGGAGAAACACAAAACCATCTTCAAAGACTTCACATTCGAGGCCCTGTCGAAAGGGATGGAGAACAACCCAAAGGGCATACTGCTCCATTCTGACGAGGTGCTCGGCTTTCTCGCCAACCTGAACAAATACAACGGCGGCAAGGGCGGCGACCTGGAGATCATGATGGGCCTGTGGTCAGGCGAGGGGATCAGCGTTTCACGCCTCTCCAGGCCGGATGTGGAAACTGAGAACAGTAACATCAACATACTCGGCGGCATCCAACCGGGCCGCCTGAAGAAGCTGATCAACAAAGACAGCATCGAATCTGGACTGGCCCACCGCTTCATCTTTGCCCTGCCTGACGCAAAGGCGACATACCCCTACAGAGGCACCCCCGACCTGAACGCCCTGGACAAGTATAGCGAGATCATCACCAATCTCATGCATGAGCCCCCGGATCTCGGCACCCTGCGGCTGAACACGGAGGCCAGGGAACGCCTGTTCGAGTGGGTATGCTTCAACCGGGACATGATCAACCGATTCAATGAGGAGGGGAACGAACTGGCCGGGGCCTGTGCGAAATACGAATCCCACCTGCTGAGGTTTGCCCTCATCATACAGGTTTCGGATGATTACTGCAATGGCATCAGGCCGGAGCACATCAACCTCCGGGCCATAGAGGGGGCGATCTCCCTGTTCGATCACTACATCGAAAACCAACGCCGAATTTACACGATCTGCAACCTGGCCGATGGACTGCAACACCTCAAGACCTGGCACATCCAACTCCTGCGTTATTTGCCACCGATCACGGAGGTGTTTGAACGCCGGGATGCCATCGACATGAAGAACACCCTGCAAATAAGTGTAACAGATCGGAGTGTTGACGAATTCCTGAAAGATGATGCAGTATTTGAACACGCCGCACAGGGCAAATACAGGAAAAGGGTGTCAGCATGACGGCGGTGCAAAAGATCAAGGCACAGAACACCATCATCGACATTTCCACCATGCTCGGCCTGGAGGTGAAAGCCGACAGGGGGAACAAACTGATCTGCCTGTGCCCATTCTGCGAAGATGAATCAGGACACCTGTATTTATACCGGGACACCAACCGCTTTCATTGCCATCGATGCCAAAAACACGGCGACCTGATCGACCTCTACGGACTCACGAAAGGACTGCCCCCTCAGAACGCCATCATGGAGCTTTCAGGGGGCAAGACAAGTCAGGACACCAGTAAAAGGCGATCGCCTCAAATACAGCACAATTTGGGCTCTGTGGGGGACATGTTCGTTTCACCGCCACCGCAAAAGGACTTCAGGCAACTCTACTTCGATGCTTTGTTCTACGCACCATTGACAGAAAAGGGGCTCAATTACCTGCATGGCAGGGGATTAAGCGACAAAATCATCAAACGCTACTCCATCGGGAGCATTGACGACCCCACCGGGATCAGCAAGGCCCTGATGGACAGCCACGACATCCACGACCTGATCGAGGCCGGGCTGTTCGATTACAGCAAGAACGGAAAGCCATATTTCGTTTTCTACCTCCCGGCCATCATCTTCCCACACACCGACCTCGAAATCACCAAATTCACCGGCCTCAGCACACGCAACCTGGCCGGGGATGTGAAATGCTTCAAACTGCACAACCAACCCACCCGGCTCTTTTATGGCCAAATCGAGAACAGCCGGGAAATCTACATATTCGAGGGAGTGATCACCGCCCTCAGTTATGCGGAGCTCACCGGGAAAGACAACTTCATCGCCCTCATCGGCCTGATCACCCCGGCCAAATACGAACAGCTTGAGCGGCAATTCCCCAACCACCGGCTCATCCTGGGCCTCGATCCCGACAAGGCGGGGGAGAAAGCCCTGGCGGCGATTCCCCGGTGCGAATACATCAACTGGAAAGAACTCTGCCGCCAAATGGGATTGAAAACCATTCCCACCGGGCCGGATGGCAAAACCTGGGATCTAAACGACCTGCTCATGTATAGCAAAGGATTGAAAGATGAAAACGCCTGACATACCTTTCGAAACGGCGGATGTAGCCAGTTATGTGATGGACAGGGCGGCACCCCACATTGACGAACTGCAAAACCAGCTCATGACTGACGACCTCACCGATGTGCAACGAATCGCCGTTCTAAAACTAATCCGCATCAGGCTCGACATGATGATCGACACCATGTTTGAACGCCTGACGGATCCAAATGCGGTCAAGGCCGCCAACCTCATAATCGGAGCGTAAAATGACAAAGGACATCACCAAACTCACGCAGGAACAGGCCGGGGAATCCCTCGGCTACACAAAGGCCGACATCGCCAATGAACTGCAGGAGATAATCGACAACCCCCTGCAACCATCAGAATCCCGGCTCAGGGCCATAGAACTCAAAGGGCAATTGATCGGAGCGTTCACCGGGGGAAATGGCAATGCCTGATGGGAAAACAAGCCCTGACTACTCTGTGGAACGCATCATGAGACTGGCGGAGCCCTACCGCCGGGATCTGTTCCCCCTGCTACTCGACAAACGCATGGACAAGACACAGAGGGCCCTTGTCCTGCTGTTCCTGATCAACACCCTCAGCAACATGGAGACAATAAACGCCACATTCCCGGAGGACAAAAATAATGGCTAACATCCTGCAAAATAATACTGATATACAAAAAGCAAGAGCCCCTGTAAAAAAAAGGGCCATCTACTACATCGGCAAGTTTGAGCATGAAGTGGGGAGACAATTCAGCCCTGTGGAGATCAAAGCCCTGGCTGACGATCTGCTTGAGTGGATGGATGCCGATGCTGAAAACCTGTGGGTGAAATCGTTCTTCAATGAACGGAGAATCAAGCGTGAGACAATCGCCAAGCTCCGGGACAAGAGCGAATATTTCGCCGCCCTGTATGAGATCGCCCTGGACAAGCAGGAGGAGCGGATTCTGCTCAAAGGGCTACAGAACAAGACATCCGCCGCAGTCTGTATATTCATGCTCAAGGCACAGCACCGATGGAGCGAGACACCGCCACCGGCTGAGGAAGATGATCACGAACTGATCGTCAACTGGCCTGATGAGGGTGAAATGGCCGAGGCCGCCGAAATGCTGAAAGATGAGCGGCTCAGGGATGCCATGCTGTTGATCCTGAAAAAGGAAGAGACTGAAAGGCGTTTCGGGGCACACAGGCATTTCGACACCGAGGCACAGGGGCCACACATCAACAGCAACGCCGAATAAGCCACAGGGAGGCATCTATGGAGACCGAAAGCGGCAACGCTTATGTATATGAGCCGATCAACCGGCATGGACTGACCCGGAAGCAAGAGCGGTTTTGCCGGGAATACCTGATCGACCACAACGCCACCCAAGCGGCCATCCGCACCGGCTACAGCATCGAATCAGCCAGGCAGATCGGCTCGGAGAACTTGTCAAAACCTGTCATTTCCAACCGCATCGAACAGCTTGAGCAGAAACTCGGCGAATCCGTCAGCATCAGCAGGGCGGAGATCCGCAAGGATTTGCAAAGCGTCATTGACAACCCGGATGCCACATTCTCCGTCAGACTGCGGGCCATAGAGCTCAAGGGCAAGATGATCGGGGCTTTCGCCGGCAAGGATGTGGAGGCGGATGAAGACGACATGCTGATGATCGACCCGGAAATATACGAACTGCTTGAGAAACTCGCAGATCACCACCGAGAGGCTGATGCCACACAACAAACCGACTAAAAAGAGAGGACAAACACAAATGGCTAAACACTACTACTATGAATATCAGGACACCATCACCGCCATCCTGGCGGAATACAACGCCAGCATCACCGATGCAAACCTTGATAAAGCGGCATCCGCCGAACTGCTCAAAACCGACTATTACTATAAGCCGGAGGAGGAGAAAGAGCGGATGATGCGAGAAACGAAAGACACCATCAAACGCAATCTGTATCAGCAGGCGATTGAAAAAGTGGATGCGGCACAGAACACGCTCCGGCAACAATACAAAGTGGATGCCGACAAGATCGAGAGGAGCCGAATCCGGGCCATCACAGGCATCCGCCTGATGGAGGAATATGCACAGCGGCACAGCATCGACCTGGAAACCGCCAGGCTGGAACTGAATGAATACGCCAAGATCCGCAAGAGCGGCTTCACCGAACAGATTGCCGACAAGTATGCGGCGATCCGCAACCGACACGAACTGAAAGGCGAGGATAGCCACAAGGCATTTCGCTTTGAGCAGGATGAAATGGAAAAACTCGGCATCAGCAAAACAAACGAGTATGTGCAGAAATCCGAATACTATGCCAGCAAGACACCCGGTCAAGTGCTAAATGAGTGGAACACAGCCGGAGCTGTGATCTCCCGGCAATTAGAGGCTGACGCAGTAAGTTAGCCACCCCGACCACCCGGACAGGGTGCCCCTGTGCCGCTCCCTGATCCGGGCTTTGAACGCCTCGGAGTGTAACAGCTCCGGGGCTTTTTTTGTGCCCGATGGGTGCCAAACCTGCCTCATCCTGGACATTTTGAAGTGGTTTTGAAGTGGTTTTGAAGTCTGTGTTCCTTTAGCAGTCTGCGTTTTGAAGATTTTGAAGATTTTGCGGCTACTACAGAGTAGAACACGACATCGACTTGAAGAAATTGAATACCTCTATATAATAATCAAAATTACTTCATATAATAATATTTTAGTATGTAGTATAGAAATGGGATGATTTGACACCCATCAGGCCATATTTTGGATCAAAACGCTATTGTTCCGTTATTCCGTTTGGTCATTATATGGCATAACTTGTTTATACATAAGCATTTACTTCAAAACTTACATACTTGTTGAGCAAGTATAAACCGGAGTATGATGATGAAATAAGATGATATAAACAGAGGGAATTGCAGGTAATCAGTTTTGAAGTGATCCGTTATTTTTCCGTTTTTTTCCTTGACATCCGTTATTCGTTTGTTATTTTGACACCCGGAACATCGAATTCCGAATGTGAAAAAGGAGAAGAAGATGACCGCAAAATCTTCAAAATCTTCAAAACGCCCATCAGTAAAGGCCGGGAGCACTTCAAAACGACTTCAAAACGACTTCAAAATCTCCCCGATGGACAGGGGGCCGGCATGAACAAGACGAACAAAATCACCACGCAGATCAAGCGGCTGAAAGAATCAAACTATAAACGCAAAGTCAAAATCAGGGTGATGCCCCTGAAAAAAAACCCGAATCACTATTCCATCTACCTCGACATGTGGGTGAACAACAAACACGAATACAGATTCCTGGAGCGTTACCTCATCGGCGACAAGCTCCGGGATGATGAAAGTGTGCGGATCGCCCTCGCCACCAGGGACAAGGAGGAGGCGGAATATTACAAGCGGGACATCAGTTATTCCCTGTCCAACTGGAAGAAGAAGGGCAATTTCCTGGAGTATTTTGCGGCTTATGCGGCCAAACAGCCACATCCATCCTGGACATCCGGCCTCCACGCCTTTGAGAAATTCATGGCAGGGCGGCAAACGCTCCAGTTTCAGCACATCGACACCCGGCTGATCGAATCATACCGGGATCACCTGCTCGAAACATTCGCAGTCAACACCGCCTGGATGTATTTAGCCAAACTCAAGGCCTGTTTGAATCATGCTGTCAAGAATGGCACACTGGAGCGGAATCCGGCGAAAGATGTGTCCATCGGCAGGCAGGAAACCGACAAGGTGTTCCTGACGACTGACGAGATCACCCGGCTGGAGAACGCCGAATGCCCCCATCCCGAATTGAAGAGGGCATTCCTGTTCGCATGCCACACCGGGCTCCGCCTGAGCGACATCGAGGCCCTGAACTGGAGATCCATCAGCGAGGGGAACCTGACCATCCGGCAACAGAAAACCTCCGACCTGCTCATCATCCCATTACCTGCCGAGGCCATCGACCTGCTCGGAACGCAAGCCACCGGGCTTGTGTTCGATCTCCCCTCACGCACCTATATCCTCAAGGCCCTCAAGAAGTGGGCTCAGAACGCCGGGATCGACAAGCACATCGGATTCCACACAGCGAGGCACACATTCGCAGTTACCTCCCTGGAAATGGAAATCGACATCTATACCCTCAGCAAGATGATGGGACACCGCACCCTGGAGCAAACGCAGGTTTACGCCAAAATAGTGGATGAACGCAAACAAGCCGCCACCGCAAAGCGGAACGCATATTGGGAACGCCACCGCCGGGAGCAGAATGATGCCGAATGAAAGTTTTTTACTAAAAACACCCCGATTTTACCTATTTATATACGAGGATGGAAAGTTTATCGCACAAAACACCCTCGTTTTGACTCTTTAGTATGTAGAGGAGAGTGAAGTGATGCCGATGGAAAGTATTTTAGTAAAACAGGCCATAAATCGAACTACAGAGTATGAGGCAGAAAGTTTATCGCACAAAACACCCCATTTTTACTGCTCTATATATAGAGGGGGGAAAGTTTTTTACTAAAAACCCCGATTTTTCCTGTTCTATATATAGAGGGGGGAAAATTTATTGGTAAAAACCCCGATTTTTCCTGCTCTATATATGAGGGGGAAAGTTTATTACTAAAAACAGGCGTTTTAGGTCTCTTTATATATGAGGGAATAGTGAAATGATGAGACAAGCGACACAAACCGCAGGACATAAAAAAACCGGCAACGCATAACGCCGCCGGCAGAATCAAACTTGTCCATTTTGAGACCAGTCAACTTCACAAACTGAGCAAGGCCCTGATTCTGTCAAGCGTTATTTTTTGCCGAAAGGGAAATGGCAATGACGAACAACACGCAGATTTGTGAAGTGGATGGGATCACCCCGACACCCATCCGGCAAAGCAACAATCACCCCGGACACCTGTCCACCGCAGGGCCACAAGTAGGAGAGCAAGAAATGACCGAGAAATTCAACGACATCCTGAATGTTCAGCAGGTAGCTGAGATTTTGGGGATCACCGAGAAAGCAGTTTACAACATGACATCCAAACGCCAAATTCCATTCTGCAAACCCAACCGCAAATGCATCTACTTCCTTGAAAGCGACATCCGGGAGTGGATCCTCAACAGCAGAGTGAAACCCGATTCCGAGATCGAAACGATCGCCGCCACCAAAACCATACTGAGAGGTGAATGATGCAAATACCCACCGAAAGCAAAGGCGAACCACACCGGGGATTCCCGGATGTGTTCCATGCCGACCTCACCGCCGCCATTAACGAATTTGAGCAACAGGGATTCAATCGTGAATATGTTTGCACCGCCCTGCTGTCCACCCTGTCAACCGCCATCGGCACATCATACAACATTCACGGACTGGAGCACAACCGCATTGAGCCGGCGGTGCTGTGGGCTGTGCTGGCCGGGCCGAGTGGAACTGCGAAAACCGCCCTCATCAAACAAGTGCTGGCACCTGTCCAGGCGGTGAACAAACAGCAGATCCGGGATTCGCTCAGGCGGATGGAAGAGTGGGAGCAGGAGCAGTTTCAGGAAAAGGCGAGGCAGAAAGGCCGCAAGGCCGACAGCGGAGCTGATTTCACCCCACCCACGCCGAGGCCGGAGAAACGCAAAACCATCTTCAAGGATTTCACATTCGAGGCCCTGTCCAAAGGCATGGAGAACAACCCAAAGGGCATTCTGCTCCATTCTGACGAGGTGCTCGGCTTTTTGGCCAACCTGAACAAATACAACGGCGGCAAGGGCGGCGATTTGGAGATCATGATGGGCCTGTGGTCAGGCGAGGGGATCAGCGTTTCACGCCTCACCAGGCCCGATGTGGAAACGGAGAGCAGTAACATCAACATACTCGGCGGCATCCAACCGGGCCGCTTGAAGAAGCTGATCAACAAAGACAGCATCGAATCGGGACTGGCCCACCGCTTCATCTTTGCCCTGCCTGACGCAAAGGCGACATACCCCTACAGGGGCACCCCCGACCTGAACGCCCTGGACAGGTATAGCGAGATCATCACCAATCTCATGCATGAGCCCCCGGATCTCGGCACCCTGCGGCTGAACACGGAGGCCAGGGAACGCCTGTTCGAGTGGGTATGTTTCAACCGGGACATGATCAACCGATTCAATGAGGAGGGGAACCAACTGGCCGGGGCCTGTGCGAAATACGAATCCCACCTGCTGAGGTTTGCCCTCATCATACAGGTTTCGGATGACTACTGCAATGGCATCAAGCCGGAGCACATCCAACTCCAGGCCATCGATGCGGCGATCTCCCTGTTCGATCACTACATCGAAAACCAACGCCGCATCTATACACTTTGCAACCTGGAGGATGGACTGCAACACCTCAAGACCTGGCACATCCAACTCCTGCGTTATTTGCCACCCATCACGGAGGTATTTGAACGCCGGGATGCCATCGAAATGAAGAACACCCTGCAAATAAGTGTAACAGATCGGAGTGTTGACGAATTCCTGAAAGATGATGCAGTAT